GGGGCACATTTGGAAGGCCCAATGGCCTCTGCTTGGGTTCAGCAAAAGCGTATGCAGGTAGATGCACGCAAGTGGGTAGCGTCAAAGCTGTATGCCAAACGATACGGAGATCGCATCGACGTTGCCGTGACCGACACGCGCATCAGCGTCATGGATGCGCTCAAAGAAGCAAAGCAGCGTGTGCTCAAAGATGAAAGCAACGTGGTAGATGTAGAGAGTAAGGCTGTCGATTCGTGACTTGGATGATGGTAATCGATGGCGTTTTTGGCGCATTACGCCAGAATTCTGTATCAATACGCGCACGCGCCCAACCGGCTACGCATCAGGGTTAACCCTGACGCAAACGTGCGTCTACTTCCGACAACGTCCATTATGTTAAGTCGATGCCAAGTTATCCACAGAAAAACTAGCACCGACTGACTACAACTTGAGTTATCCACAAGCTGCTGTGGATAACTTTGGACAAAACCCTGTGGACAACCCGTGGCTGGCCGTCCCGCCGGCGAAGGCGGGGGGGGGAGGGCCGGCGGGGAAAGGTCACGGTGACGGTACCCCCTCCGACATTTTTTAATTTTTTGTTTTTTGATTTTTGATTTAACATCTGCCCCATGCCGATCTACCAAAACGCACTAGCCAATCGCCCAGCGAACATGCTGGCGTACCAGGACACATTGAGTGCGACCCCGCGCAATCAGGTGCTTGGGTACTTGGCTGATTTGGCGGCTGCGTCTTACGCACCTCAGAGAACGCAGCAGATGCAGGGCATGGCGCAGTTCTTGTCACTGCCCGCGGTTGCACAAACCCTTGACCGCCTGTCCTATGGTGAACCACTGACCACTGGCAGGGGGATGACCACCCAGATCAGGCCAGAGGCCATCGAGGCGGCAATGGCCGTAGCACCACTGGCGCAACCTGTGACGATGGCGACCTTGCAGGCTGCGAGGGCAGCAAGGCAAGCTGCGATGGCTGGTGGCCGTGCTGGTGAGAGATATGCTGAACGGGTACTGCCAGGCATCATGGAGCGAGGTGGAATGCCTGCTCAACTGGTGATGGATCTGACGCAAGGTGCCAGAAGTCAGGCTTTGCCAACGCAGGGCCGCAGTGGGTTTGGTGCTTTTGACCCGAGGTATGACCCAAGGGTGAAAGAGCAAGAGCGTTTGCGTGAGATGACCCGAGACATTCAGTTGAATCCTGGTGCGGCGAATGCACCGGCTGTTTCACTGGCTGATTTTGAGGGCAGGCCGTTTATCACGAGCATGGCTGACAGAACGGCTGCTGGTGGTAAGTTGGTGGGCATCAATGATGTGAAGTTCAACAGGCCGGTGGAGTTGCTGGGTGGTCAGGACTACATGTTCAACAATCCTGGTCAGGTGTGGGCCAGTGCGCAGGGTCCGGTCAAGCAGTTGATGGAACAAGCTGCGGAGATCAAGCAGGCAACGGGAAAAGACCCGTTGTATATACCTTGGCGCATGGCACCGACTGGTGGTGATTTTGCTGCAATGACTGGCGAAACGATGTTGGCGTATGCTGACAGTGCGATGGGCAAGATTCAGAAAAGAAGTTTGGACAAGTCGATCAAGAAGATGATTCCTGATTGGGCTGGTGTGTCTGACCCTGCGAGTGTGGAGCAGTTTAGGAATGCGTCAGACAAGACGCGCAAGGCCATCAAGCAGATGATGGATGTGAATTTCCGCGATACTGGTGGGCTGAACATTGGTGGCGCGAGGTTGGCCGTGTCAGATCCGGCGCAATTGGCTGCGCAAGAGGGTGGTGTGATGAACGTGGGTGAGATCTTTGCTGGCCGTCCGATGATCATGGAGTCTGGTCACCCGTCTTATCCCCGAGGGGTGCCTGGACAGGGCATTGGCACTTTGGCTGAAGACAGGAACATTTTTGAGTTGATGCCTGAAGTGGTGCAGGCCAGAGGCATACCTGACCCAACGAATCCAAGGGCAACGGACATTCGTGCGTTGCAGATGAAGCCTTATTCTGGAGTCATCACCAACCAGTTGCTCAAGCGCCTGGGATACTGAACAGGAATTTGGGGTCAAATTTGCTGGCGAATTTTTCACCGTACCGAGCAGACAGAAATGCCCGCACCGATTCTTCGGTGACAACGCTGACGCCGGTGACAACGCACCGGGTTTCGTGCAGGCCAAGTGCGTCAAGCATTTGCTTTGGCATCTTGATCTCGGTGTTGACAATTGGAGATAGAATCATGGCTCCATTCTATCAAAACGCTAGATAAATGCAAACCACCATCTACAAGCCCGAAGACGAGCAGGAGTTGATGGCAACGCTGTGGACCCCGGCGATTGCCGATGACCCAGAGGCGTTTGTGCTGTTTGCTTTTCCTTGGGGCCAGGAGAACACCCCCTTGGCGCATTTCAAGGGTCCACGTAAATGGCAAAGGGAAGTGCTGCGTGAGATCACTGAGCACATCAAGCGCCAGCAGGGCCGCATAGACTTTGAGACACTGAGACATGCCGTGTCTTCTGGCCGTGGTATCGGCAAGTCTGCGCTGGTTTCTTGGCTGACCATTTGGATGTTGTCCACCAGGATAGGCTCGACCACCATCATCTCGGCCAACAGTGAGTCTCAGCTACGTGCGGTGACATGGGCCGAGATCACCAAGTGGTTGGCGATGAGCATCAACAGCCATTGGTTTGAGGTGGCAGCGACAAAGATCACGCCTGCCAACTGGCTTACTGAGTTGGTCGAAAAGGATCTGAAAAAAGGCACCCGTTATTGGGCTGTTGAGGGCCGTTTGTGGTCAGCCGAAAATCCAGATGCCTATGCTGGAGTCCACAACTTTGATGGTGTCATGGTGATCTTCGACGAAGCATCCGGTATCGAGGACAGCATTTGGGCAGTGACGGCTGGATTCTTTACCGAGAACACCCCCAATCGCCTCTGGCTGGCTTTTTCCAACCCACGCCGAAACACGGGGTACTTCTACGAGACATTCCACTCAAAACGAGACTTCTGGAACACCAAGGTGGTGGACGCCAGGACGGTGGAAGGCACGGACAAGGCTGTGTACCAGAACATCATTGACGAGTATGGTCCTGACTCAAGCCAGGCTCACGTCGAGGTTTACGGCCAGTTTCCCAATGCTGGCGATGACCAGTTCATCCCGTCAAACATTGTGGATGAGGCGATGAGCAGGTCCAAGTACAAGGACCAGACTGCTCCCATCATTGTGGGGGTTGACCCAGCACGGTTTGGAGCAGATGCCACGGTGATTGCTATTCGCCAAGGCCGAGACATTGTGCGAGTTGACCGCCACAGGGGTGATGACACCATGACGGTGGTGGGCCACATCATTGAGGCCATTGAGGAGTTCAAGCCTGCCTTGGTGGTGATTGACGAGGGAGGTCTTGGCGCCGGCATTGTTGACCGGCTGAAAGAGCAACGCTACAAGGTCAAGGGTGTCAACTTTGGCAACAAGAGTGCCAACCCCATCATGTATGGCAACAAACGCGCAGAGATGTGGGGCAAGATGAAGGAGTGGCTGAGATCTGCCAGCATCCCGAAGGACAGGTTCTTGAAGACTGATCTGGTTTCGCCTATGATCAAGCCAGATTCAAAGGGTACGATTTTTCTGGAGAGCAAGAAGGACATGAAAGCCAGAGGTCTTGCGTCACCCGATGCAGCCGATGCCATCTGCGTGACTTTTGCGTTCCCTGTGGCTCACAGAGAGTACACTGAACAACCACTCACTAGGCGCAACGCTCAAAACGGCGCTGCCACAACATCTTGGATGGGGGCTTAAATGGCTACGAAAAAAGGCGTTTCACTCTCTGTCGGCCGTGGCGAGAAGCTGCCCGTATCCAAGGGTGCGGGCTTGACAGCCAAGGGCCGCGAGAAGTACAACCGCGAGACTGGCTCCAACCTCAAGGCTCCGGCTCCGAACCCCAAGACCAAAGCCGACCAAGGCCGTAAAGACTCGTTCTGCGCCCGCATGGAAGGGGTGGTTAAAAACGCCAAAGGTCCAGCAGAACGGGCCAAAGCATCACTCAAACGATGGAAGTGCTGATCATGGCTACGAAACCTGGACTCTACGCAAACATCAACGCCAAACGCGCCCGTATTGCCGCAGGCAGCGGCGAGAAGATGCGCAAACCTGGCGCTGCTGGCGCACCCACGGCCAAGGACTTCAAAGAGTCGGCCAAAACCGCTAAACCTGCCAAAAAGGCCAAGTGATGCCACTCGTCAAGTCACCCTCAAAAGAAGCGTTTCGCAAGAATGTGAAGGCTGAAATTGCCAGCGGCAAAAAACCAGCCCAAGCTGTGGCGATTGCCTACTCAGTCAAGCGCGAAGCTGCCAAAAAACCAACAATGAAGACCAAAAAATGAGCCTCCAAGCCCTGCAAGACTGCCTGATCGTGCGCCCAGACATGGAAAAACATGAACTTTTCATCCTGTTGCGCGAGAAACAAACTGGCACGGGTGTGGTAATCT